TTTCTTTATCTTCTCCGCTACTTCACCTGCTTCACCTACAAGACCAAGGGTGTTCTCAACCAAACGTTCTTGATCCTTGGTAAGTATCTTCTTCTCTACCCAACCTGAGTAGTAGTCTGCCCAGTTAACAGGGTCAGCATCTGGGAACATATCATAGTACCCCATACTCTCTAAGTCCTTCTCACTTATCATCCTCGTTCCTTCACTACTAAGTTTTCTATTTCTACATCGTCTACGTCATGCATGGCATTCATTATCAAATCATGCACGTCTTCTTCGTGTGCATCCTCATAGGAAGACAGGAAGTTATTCTCTTCATCTACCTTAACTACGAATGTAATGCTAAACTTTTTCATTTATGCTTCTCTTGATACACTTCAATTAGTTTGTTCAGATACCACTGTGCCTTTTGTAAATCCTCAAGGCCATTCTTATAACGGTAACGCCAGATATACTTCATGATGTTACCTTGTAGATACCCCTCACTCTGCTCATTGGTTGCAGCTAGGATAGCTTCGATTGCTTCTATGCCACCTGTGTTATAGTGTATAGGCTTGTTGACTGGATCGTTCATGCATTCCCCTGTGTCTTAGTCCATTTGTTAAGACGGATAACGTTGTCTTCTTTTTCATATCCCTCTTCAGCTTTCTGCTCAGCTACAGCTTCAGCATACTGCTCTGGGAATACCTCTGCTAACATGTCATGCTTATACTCGTCAAGCATCTCAAGAAACTCTGGGTAATCCTGGATGTAAGCTAAGGCAGCAGACATACTAATAGCTGCATCAAGCATAGCGTGTCCTGTTTGATCGTCATACTTATCTAGTTCATTACCAAAGGCGATACCAGTCTTTAACTCGTAGGTCCACTTACCATTATCATCTATGATAGGCTTGATAATTATAGCTACTTCATCGCTCTTAACTCTATACATCACGCTCTCCGTTTTACTTTTAGGCGTTGCTCTTTTAGTCGGCTACCCTTCTCAAGCAACCACCCTTCAGGTATGACACGATGCGCCCACTTGAAGTTGTTCTTCTCACACCAATCACAATAGCGAGACTTAGCACCCTTGTATAGCTTGGCATTAGCATTGCTGAACACAAAGCGTATGTCTAACTTAGGATGCTGCTTGGCTATTTCCAAATGCTTGCGTCTATCTGCAGCACTGAACAACCCTTTAGTTTCGATTATGATACCGTTGTCCAACTCAAAGTCTGGTGTATAGGTGCGATACTTTAAGTCTTCCCATTCGATCTTTAGCTTCTCATAAGCTACAACCTTTTGGCGGGACTCTAAGAATGCAGCGGCCTCTTGTTCAAGGCCACTACGATATGCTCTTTTGTTGTGCTTACGAGGCAAGACCATCACCTATAAGTATGTAGTCTACTTGAGGCTTAACCTTTGCTTGTGACACACGACTAGGTAAAGTCTTCAGCGTAGGGTAGCACTTCTTCTTGAAGTTACAGAACCTACATGAACTGTTCAACACTACGTTACCGCTAGGCTTCTTACGGTATGTCTCTTGTACAGGCGCAAAGCAACGCTCGAAGGGTTCATCATTCTCTATGTAGTTAACTACAGATTGAATGTTCTCAAGCACAGCGTCCTTGTCTACCTCAGATGCATCAACGTACTTGAACTCACCATTACCCTTGTTGACTACCCACCATCCACCAACATCTTTACCTGCTGCTGTGGCGTAGCCTACAAGCTGTGAGACATAACCAAAGCCATCACTCTCGTTCAGCTTCTCAAAGCTTTCAAACTTATGCTGATATGACCATGGTGAGGCAGACTTAACATCGTCAATCTTACCATCCATCTCCATGTCATACTCACCCTTGATCTCTTGACCATCAGGTAGCTTGAGTGTGACGTTATCGTTATCGTTAAAGTCTTTACCTGCTGCACGTAGCAACCCTTTGAACACAGCCTCAACGATGTCACCAAGGATCATGTTCATTAGGAAGTGGGGCGGCAGTGGTATCTTATCTTCGGGGTCATTCTTCTCGAACCACAACTGACACTTAGGCTTACCAATGTTAGACATACGTAAGCGAAACTCTTCACGTGGACCTGAGTTGAACTGCTTGTTCAGCGCAGCCTCAACGTCTGAGGCAACCTGTTGGGTTACCTCTTCTGACATTTTAGCTTTGCCATCCATAGCTAGTTCTAAGAACTTATAGACTGCTTGTTCGGCAGGGTGTCCCATTAGTCTACATCCACGAAGTCATTGTTGATGATGTCTGTTACCATTGCATCATCGTCTGGTGACATAGACTTGTTGGCACGTTCATGGTGTAGATCAAGAATCTTACCATTACTGTACTCAATTAGTTCGATGAAGTCTTTGAGCATTTCGTTGTCACCCTCAGTGATGTCGATAGGGCTACCCATAGATGCTTCGATCTTACCGAAGACTGCGCCTGTAGGAATGCTATCCTCTACACCAGTCAGCTTGATAGTTGACATGATAGGTAGCAGGTTCTTGCGCTTCAGTGCAGACATAACACCGTTGATAGACTTCAGTGAGTCACGGTTCTTTACGTCCATCACAAAGGGTACGTCTACATACTCACCTGAGACAGGCTCACCCTTGTCATCCATGGCACCATGCAGTGTAACTGTACCGTAGTAAACATTCACGCGCTTAACGCTACGAATGATTGCCTTAGTTGCATCAGGTAGTGCGTTGAAGTCTTCGATCCAACCAGAGGGTCGGCCCAAGTTGAAGCCACCAATGCTGTCCTTCATGTCACCGTTCAGTGTGTTAGCTAAGACAGACTTCTCCATCTCTTCTGTTTCACTGTTCCAACGCTGCCACTGCTGACGTTGTGCAAAGACACGTACTTCAATCTCAGGTGCATACACTTTTGTTTCACCTTGGTTGAGGATGAAAGCACCAACAGGTACTACATCTGTCTTGATGGTCTTACCACCTACGTCGATCTCACCTTTGATAGGCTGATGCAACATACCAATACGTGCAATGCTTGGTGCTGCTTCACCACTGGATGCAGACACACCCATTAGCTCTGCCATTGATTGACCGCGTTCATTTGCGATTGCTAGTTCATTACTCATAATCTTATACCTTTCAGATAGAGTCAAAAGAGTCTTAGTTATAGCTTAAACATCAACTGTGTCAAGCCAGTTTGGACCGATTTTTGCTTCGAGCAGTAACGGTACATTCATCTTGACATTATAGACCTGCTCCACCAGATCGTTAATGCCTTGGTTAAGTAGTTCAATGATATGCAGAACCTTTTGTTCTTCGTCAGGATGTACGTCTACTACCATGCTGTCATGCACTGAGTTGACTACACAGGATTGTAACGGTTGTAACAATTCGTGAAGTCTATTGAGTACGACAGGTACGACATCACCTGTAGCAAAGCCCTGCACTGGATAGTTCTTGATCATGGTGAAGTGACTAGGCATACCATTATCTCTACGCTTACAATCTGGGAATGCGTACTGCCTACCAGAGATGTTAGTAATCTTGTTGAAGCGTATAGCTTCTTCGCCTAAGTTCTTATGCCATGCAGCTACTCCTCTGTACTTCTCGACGAAGTGATGGTAATAGGCGGCTTCAGCTTTTGAACGTCCATATCCAGTGGCTCCAAAGAGGGGAGCGAAGGTGTGCGCCTTTGCTTCTTGGCGGGACGTTTGTTGCCCTGCTTCAGTAATGACTTTCGCTGTGTACGAGTGTACGTCGAATCCTGTTGCGATCTCCTCCATTGCCGTTTCGTCCTGCGCGAGGAACGCTGCGGTTCTGAACTCAAGTTGGGCAAAGTCTGCCTCCATTATCTTGCCACCGTCCCAACGAGATACAAACACCTTCTTAACTGGGAATGTACCACCGCGTGGCATGTTCTGCATGTTAGGGTTACGTCCACTGAACCGTCCAGTAGCAGTGATGTGTTGGGTTAACCCTACGTGTAGGAATCCATCGTGCTTAGTATAGTTAGCTATGCCCTCTACGAAAGAGCTAAGGTAGCTACTAATAGCAGAGAGGCGTTTAAGATCAGCGAGAAAAGCTGCAGCGTCAGCCATCCCACGGTTCTTAGCAGTAGCTTCAAGCGTTTCAAGATTACCCTTGCTCGTACTAAAACCATTCGCGCTAATCCAATCTTTACTTGGTGCTGTGAACTTGAGTCCCGCGACTTGAGATGTTTCTTCCAGTCTGAAGCCACGTGCTTCGCAGTCCTTACATTTGTTCGGCTTGGCATACTTTGTTCCATCCTTCTTTACTTTATACGTTTTCCCTTGACCTTCACAGGTAGGACAGGTGTACGCTTTTGTCCTGTAGATCGTTTCACTGTTGGCGTTGACTGCTTCTTTGTATTCTTGAACAGTTGATGTATAGTCAAATAGCTGCGCCCACTCCCCCTT